TCGACTCTGATCCAATTGGATACAGGCAAGATAGGGATCGATATGAGCTTGCAAGAGAGAAATATCAACAAGATATGACTCAAATGCAGCAAACGCTTGCTTACCAGCAACAAGCTCAACAGCAAGCGCAACAAGCCTACTTAGAACGCGAAATGGAGACGTTACGCCAGGTTATGCCTGAGTTCTCCGACCCAGAGAAAGCAACTAAGACAAGAGACTCTATGCTACGCATAGGTACAGAAGTCTATGGCTATCAGCCAGAAGAGATCGGAGCTGTGATGGATCACCGGGCAATACGTGTATTGAACGACGCCATCAAGTATCAAGAGATCATGAAAGGGAAACAGAAGGCCGTCGAAAAGGCTAAGCCTAAGCCCTCAAATGTTGTGAAAGCAGGATCGAAAAAGACGTCGTCTAATCGCAATCAGAGCAGGCAGGCTCGATCTAAACTTAAACGCTCAGGAAGCATCAACGATGCTATGAGCTTAATTCTTAAATAGAGGTAATTATCATGGCACAGCCAACTAACTCATTCGACAGCTATGATGCTGTCGGTATCCGGGAAGATCTTGAGGACGTCATCTATGACGTGTCTCCAGAAGAGACTCCTTTTTACACTGCTTGTGCAAAGCTCAAAGCGAGCAATACCCTGCATGAATGGCAAACGGACAGTTTGCGTTCTTCAGCAGCTAACGCTCACATTGAAGGCGACGCAACTACTGCAACTGCGCGTACCGCGACTTCACGTCTCGGAAACTACACGCAGATCTTCAAGAACGCAGTAAACATTCCTGACACAGACGAAGGTCTGAAGAAGGCAGGTCGTGCAGCAGAAGTAGCGTACCAAATGCTCAAGACTGCAAAAGAGCAGAAGCTCGACATCGAGAAGGCTCTTTTCGATAACAACGCGCGCGCTGCTGGTAACAGCACTACCGCTCGTGAGCTTGCTGGTGCGCCTGCATGGTTGATCACTAACGTGAACTTCCAATCAGGTAACTCTGGTGCAAACCCAACTGGTGACGGAACTGACGCACGTACAGATGACGGCACTCCAACTGCTTTCTCACAGGCTAAGTTTGACGATGTCATGCAGTCTATCTGGGAGCAGGGCGGAAACCCTGACGTTTGCTACTTGTCAGCTTTCCAGATGAACGTAGCCCTCGGCTTTGCTGGTAACAACAACCAGCGTTCTACCGTTAAGGCAGAAGACGAGCGCGTCATCAAGCATATGGATGTTTATGTTACGCCCTGGGGTACAGTAGAGTTCGTTCCTTCTCGTGAGAACCGTTCGCGTGACGTATTCATCATGCAGTCTGATATGTGGGCTGTTGGTGTATTGCGTCCAACCAAGAACATCGCTCTTGCGAAGACTGGTGACTCCACTACACGTCAGGTAACAACTGAGCTTACTCTCATTTGTAAGAACGAGAAGGCTTCAGGTATTATTGCCGACAACACTACTTCTTAATTGAGTGGCTGGGGGCTTCGGCCCCCTTTTTTTTAAGGACGCACTATGTATAAAGTAGTAACCGGGACGTGGTTTATTGATGGCAAGCGCTACGTTCGAGGCGATATGGTTGATCTAACTGCGGAGCAAGCTGTTCCACATGGAACAAATTTAGAGCTTGTGCCAGAGCCGCCAAAGCCAAAGCGAGCGCCACGGAAAAAGAAGGTGCAGATAAGTGAAGACTAAAGAGACATTTCACAACAACAATGACGGCACGTTTACTGTCGAAAAACAATACGACAACACGCCGTATCTCGAGCGCACACAGATGCTACGCTCTATGGGTGCTGGCAAGCTGCCAGAGTCTTGGTGTGTCGGATCGATTCCTATGCACTTGTTAGCGCAATGGATGAAAGAAGAGAACGTGTCGTGGGACGACTACGAAGGCCGGCGCAAGCTAATCATGCGTAAGCTGAATGACCCTGATTTTAAAAAGCTGCGGATTGTTGAAGGAAAGGTTTAATCTGTGTACAGTATCCGCACGATGCTGTTGCTCTATCGGGTTTTAGTGTCGAGGCGCCGGGTGTACCACCACCCGGTTAGCCGACGCTTCTGCCTATTGCTTTTGCTATTAGCATTGCCGATAGGCGCACAAGAAGTACGCGACAGCCCTGAGATACCAGACAACCGAATTGACCCTCCTGGCAATAACTTGGAGGGCGATCTCTCTCAGCAGAACTCTAACAACAACAACTCCACTACAACGTACAACGGCAACGCACCTAAATCGATGCCGACCAGTACGGCCGTGGCTCCAACACTTATAAGCTCCGGTGTTCAGTCATGCTTAAAAAGCACATCTAACGGCGTACAGGGATTTAGCTTCGGCGTGTCTCGTGGCACATATCAGCAAGATCCGTTTTGTAACCGCAGGGCAAACGCCTTGGTTTTAAGCCAGCTAGGTTTAAAGATTAGTGCGGTAAGTTTGATGTGCCAAGACCCAGATGTTTATAAGGCCATGATGGTATCTGGTAGTCCATGTCCACTAGTAGAACGTGGTAAAATTGTAGTGGGGCGTCGGAGTTATTTGAAGCTGAAAGAAAATCCAGAGCTACATATCCCGATGTATGCAGAAAACAAGGCGTATTACGATGCCATTCTGGGTGTAGGGGAAGAAGTTGATGTCGAAGAGATGGATACTGGCAGTTTGTCTGATCGCTTCCGTGCAAGCGAAATCGAGTGAGCTAGACCAGCTCGTCGATTCAAGCAAAGCGCTACGTCGAACCTTCTCTAACGGTATTATTGCAGTCGGCGGCATGATGGAGTCAGCCTCTACCGGCGGCATACCTGGCAACAATATCCTCGCTAATAAAGACGCCTATATCACCTCGCAAAAACAGCTCGCTTATAACTCAGCTATAAAGGCAATGCAGGACGGCTCGTTCACTAATATGGGCGCGCAGGAGTTTTTCGATCAACAAGCTGAGGCTCAGATGGACCAGCTTGGGCAAGCAATAGATAACTATGTCGATGCGGCTACAGCTTTAATCGAGGTTGCAACCCTCTCCGATCTTGCAGAACAAAATCAAGATAGCCCAGACGACTCTGGCGCACTCGAAGTTCAGAATTACATCAATGACAACCAGGAAGCCGTCGTCTTAACTGATGAAGAGGTCGAGACGTATAACCAATCAATGGATGACGTAGTAGCCGTCGCTCAGCAGGCTGCTAGCTTTTTCGCAGTGGCTAACGACGCAAACTTAATAGCAGAGGCTAACGACGCCGCAGCACAATACACGGCAAGCTACAGCGAGGCCGGAGACGCATTCTTTGACAACGTGGCCGGCACAGTCAGCGTAGACTTTGTATCGTACAACATGAGCGTAATGCTCGACGTGAATTCTTACTTTATGCAAGACGCTGAGATCATGTCCGTAGGCGCGCAATCGGACTTTTATTACACATCACCTGAAGGTGGTTGCTGGTTTGCGCAAGACCGAGAGGCTTGTTTAACGGAGTTAGGTGTCTATGGCCCTTGAAGATATAGAGGTAAATGTCGGCGGGACGCAGATTAAGGGCGTTTGGATTGCCATAGTATTTACATTTGCATCAACTATCGGTGGCGGAATCTATGCAAGCGCTGAGTTCTTTGCACGATTAGAAGCCCTAGAAAGATCTGTGACAGGCGCTACTGCTGAGACGGCAGTTGTACAAGGTCGGTTCGATGATTTGCGTGAGGCGCAATCTGAGCGCTTACAGGGCTATCAAGTGGCTATCTCCAACATGGAACAGCAGCTAGATGATAACAACATATCGGAGTTGCAAGGCAAATTGGCCGAGCTTGGAACTAATTTAGAGGCTATAATGAAAGCACAGCAAGATCTGTTAGATTTGCGCGATCGTATTGCGGCTGTAGAGAAGTCTAATTCGGAGGCTGTGCTGACGGTAAATAACCGGGTGCAGTCATTAGAGAAGACGGAGCGCGTTCTCAAGCGCGTGGACAAAGAGATCGAGAACCTTTGGACGGCTCTCGACTCGTTACCATTTAGTAGGTGAGGCTATGGACGTTGGTCAAGAGGCATTGATTAAACTAGAGGCACACGAAAAAGAGTGCCTTGTCAGATACACAAACATTCAGAAGACGCTTGATGATCACCACAATCGTTTTGATAAGCTAGAGAACAAAGCTGAGTCTGGATTTAAGCGTATCGAAAATCTACTAATGTACGGCGGCACGTTTGCCCTTACAGTTATCGGCCTTCTCATCACTGCTGTAGGGATCATGGGCTAATGCTACAAGCTCTCATAGGACCACTTACTGGGCTTGTTGGCGACCACTTCAAGCGCAAAGCTGAAGAAAAGCAAGCCACACACGAAAGAAAACTACAGGTCATTCAAAGCGACGCTTCTTGGGAAAACAAGATGGCCGATGCCACACAAAGTTCATGGAAAGACGAGTTCTGGACGATTATACTTGCGCTGCCGCTGATGGCTATCAGTTTCGGCGTAATTACAGACAACTCTGAGGTGATTGAACGTGTCCGCATGGGATTTGAAGTTCTTGGCGAACTTGACGACTGGTATACTTACTTGCTGTTTCTGGCTATTTCTGCCAGTTTTGGTTTGCGCTCCGCTGATAAGTTAATGAACCTACGGAAAAAGTAATGTTTAAGCACTTCAGACTCGAAGAATTTAACTGCACACACACTAACGCCAACGAGATGGATGAGGCGTTTTTGCATCGCCTAGATGAGTTGCGAGAAAAGTGCGGATTCCCTTTTAAGATAACGTCAGGTTATCGAGATGCCTCCCACCCTAATGAAGTCGTGAAGGCCGCCCCCGGTACTGGAACACATTGCCAGGGCATCGCTGCCGACATAGCAGTAAGCAACGGTGTAGAGCGTATGAACATTGTCCACGAAGCCCTCAAGATGGGCTTTGGAGGAATAGGTATTGCCAAGAGCTTTATACACGTCGACGATAGAACAACCACACCAGTATTGTGGACTTACAGTAGCTGAAACCCATATAAATAATAACAAGGGTTGTTATATATAACATAAGCTGTTATCTTTTCTCTTGTGCAATGTCGCACACAAGGGAGATAACTTATGTCTAGAAAAATAGATGTCATGTATGACGCTGTAGATCTTTACGACCAGGTAGGTGGTGATCTTGGCCGTATAGACGAGTTCAGCATGGAAGATCGCGGCTACCTTATTCTTGAGGTCGAAGAGCAGTATGGCGAGATCCTGTCTGAGGCTCTACTGCGTGCTAACAACCCAGCAGAATTCATCGTAAACCTGTTTGCTCCTGAGCGCCCTGCTGACCCGTTTATTGACGGCTTACGGGACACGCTTTGGGATTACGCTCGCCCTACCATCGAGGAAAACTTAGGTTATGCCTTCGACATCATCATTAACTCGCGCGCTTACGGAGGTGACCTGTAATGCTTGACTATAACGAGGTGCTGGAAGAAAGCTGGAAGAAAACACACCAGCTACTTGCAAGGGAGTTTCGCCACGGCTTCGAGGCTGGTTACTTTGGGCGATACATGGATATCAAGCCACGAATGAGTGATGCGTACTCGCAAGGGTATGCGCATGGCTCTGATCTGGCTCGACAGGAGTACGCGGCATCTGCGGCTCCAGAACAGGGTTACGAGGACGTGACCTACGAAGAAATGGCAAAGGGAGCCTAGTTATGGATGGAGTAGTAAAGATTCACGGCAAAGAGTACAAGACGGTCGCATTGCGGGTAGCAGAGTTTCGGGCAAAGCATCCCGATTACGCAATATCGACTGAGCTTGTAGAAGCTAACGATGTGCTGGTGATCATGAAGGCCAGCATCTTAGATAACGAGGGCCGGCTATTGGCTACTGGTTACTCAGAAGAGGTGCGGTCTGCGAGTAAGATAAACGCCACCTCAGCACTTGAGAATGCAGAGACCTCTGCGATCGGTCGATGTCTAAGCGCGTTAGGGTTTGGTGGCACAGAGTACGCGTCTGCCGATGAGGTAGCTAACGCTATCCAGCAACAGCAAGACACTGGGCCTATCATGGCGCACAACGAAGCACTACAGCGCAACTATGCGTCTGTGTACTTCATCAAAGAACACCTTGCTCTTCGCGCATGGGAATCCGTAGCGGAGGCTTGGGGTGAGATCACTAATGACGACAAGAAGGCACTGTGGGTTGCACCTAGCAAAGGCGGCATCTTCACGACTGCTGAGCGTAGTGATTTGAAATCTGACGAGTTCAACCAAGCTAGAAAGCTAATTTTAGGAGAAACAGCATGAGTAATGGAATAGTGTTTGTAGACGGCTTGATCTGCAAGAGAAACAGTAACGCACCTGACTACGCTATCTGCAAGTTATCGATCAAGAAGTCGGAGCTGGTGCCATTTTTAAGCTCTCAGCCAGGCGAATGGGTAAACGTCGAGGTGCTAAAGGCAAAGGCAAGCGATAAGCTTTATGCCAAGCTAGACACTTGGGAGCCAGACCCGGCAAAGGTCCACGCTGACGGTGTGAAGCAAGTTAAACAAACCCTCGCAAAGCCATCGGATGAGTTTTCAGATGACATCCCCTTTTAATGTAGGCGAGCAGCTCGCGAAGTTGCTCAAATCATGCGGCGATCCACACGGTTTCGTAATGGCTAAAGAAATGGGTGTAACGTCGATGACTATTTACAGGTGGAAGAAGTCGCCTGATATGAAGCTAGGTCGCATAGTCGATATAGCGGAATACTTTGGCATGACTTTTGAAGAGTTCTTAGATTGGGAGGAAACATGAGTCAATCAATTCAAATCTTAAACCACATGGCTAGCAAGCCTATTACGGCAATCGATGCTCTACAGGAGTATGGCTGCTTTAGGTTGGCCGCCCGTATTAATGACCTACGTATGCAGGGTCATCAAATACATAGTGAGGTCACCACAAAGAACGGTAAGCGTTTTGCGACTTATCATCTACTAAAGAAAAGCCCCTCGGATGAGGGGCCAAAGGGAGCCACTTGACCTGGTAGGTGTCATCTGTGGTAGTCTTAACTCGGCTAAGAAAAAAGACATGGGTAGTATACACAAAAGGATGCTCTAGGACACCCCTAGACTCCCTTGTACTACTCATGCCTTCCTTTCTTTGTCAGAGATTACTGGGCGTTAGGCCGAGGAACCTAAGAACCTCGGAGCAGAGTTGACCCTCTCTATGATGCGCCCCGCTGGTCGAGAGCAGATCAAGCGGATAGATGTCAAGATTCGATACAGTAATCATAGCTCGTCATTATTAACTAACTGATTTGCTGGAGCTTGCTCCGGCATTAAAAGGGAAGTGTGGATGAAATTAAATAAAAACGTAAGATTGCGCTCAGACTGGGGCAATGGAGAAGGCGACATAAAGTTATCGCATGATTGGGATGAAATTGACTCATTATGGAGAGCTGATGTCTTAAAAGATTGGATTTATGAGCTGACTGATCTTTATAGCGACACCATGCAAGAAATGGGTAGGCCATACGAAACTACATTAGAGTTTGTGAAGGTGGAATATGATAATCCTGAGTGACGGTACATCAAAAGGGAAGTGTGGGTGATAATTAAACTTAATGAATCTGAGATGGCGCTGACTGAGCAGGCTGGAAAACTGCGATGGCAGTTAGCTAGAGCTGCAAATGTAGCAGACAAGGTCATAGATAAAGATCGAGAGCCACTATCCATAGATAGGCTTGGCGTGAGGGCTGAGCTAGCCGTAGCTAAAATTTTAGGGTTAGACTTTTCTGCATCGACGCTGGGCATAGACTCAGGCAATGATCTGTTTGTTCCGATAAAAGGCGATCGCTTCATCACGTTACAGGTCAAGTCTACATTCCACGAGCATGGTAATTTATTGTTTCCGAAGACCTGCAAATTTGAGTTTACTTTTGCAGTTTTGGTATGCCAGCGCAAAGAGCCTAATCAGTTTGATGTGGCTGGCTGTATAGGTGTAAACAAAATAAATCAGAAGAAACGTAAGGTCGACAAGGGTAAGGGCTGTACCGGGTGGCAGGTTGATCGCCAGGACTTAGCACCGATATCTGAGTTATGGGCCTGGATACAGGAGCGGAGGTTCTCATGATAATTTTAAGCGACGGTACATTTTTTGAGGTCGATGACGACTATTCAATTTTTCTACAGCAAAGCTATCCAGACTTAGATGTCTACCGAGAGCTACTGGCAATGGGGGCGTGGTCTGATAGCAATCCCAAGAAGCGTAAGACAAGGTCAGGTATAAAAAGATTCATCACAGCATGGCTGAATAAGGCCAGCAAAGAGGAGCGAGGCATTAGCCCTTTTGCGGCTCAGATACCAAATAACCAAGTTCGTGATAAAATCGGCCTTCGTTCTTGGACATCGGTGGATTGTTTGACCCACGATTTCATGGAATCCGAGTCATTCCGGCGACATTGCTTGCAGACCTATGGTCAATACGTAACCCTTAACGGTGACAGGGTAGAGGCATGAGCGAGCGCTGGGTGGTGAATAACAAGTACCAGGCGCAGCAGTTCTGCGAGTACATCATGGAACATCAGAATTCTGGCAAGGTGTACGAGATCTTATCGCCTAAACTTACGAGTCAGCAGAACAAAGCCATACACGCCTATTGTGATGACATAGCACGCGCTCTCGCGGCTTCTGGACACGATATGCAACAGGCGGTGACCTTACCTATAGAACCTACAGGGGCGCTCGTAAAAGAGATTATATGGCGTCCTGTACAGACTGCTTTATTTAACAAAAAATCCGTAACGCAGCTAAAGATGCACGATGTGGACGACGTGTATCGAGTCATTGCAAAGCACTTGGCTGAAACCAAAGACATCGATGTGAGGTTTGGCAGGGGCTAACGATTCTAGGGGGAATCATGAGCTTACTTGACTACTGTAGTACCGATAAACAACGCCGCGTCATAGAAATGCACGAGCTAGGCATGGGCTATACCAATATAGCTAAAGAGGTCGGCTGCTCTCGGTGGACAGTCAGAGACATTGTCAAAAACGTCAGAACAAAAGCCGCACTGAAAGGCTACTCGCCCGCTCATGATATGACGCACACTGTACCGGACGGGTTTGGCGTCAAAGGTGTCTCTACCTACTACAATAGTGACGGAAAACCTGTAGGCCAATGGGTCAAGTCGCAAGCAGACCAGCAAAGACAGTTAGAGATAATGCGCGAGGTCGTTGAGGCAATGTCTCAAGAGATCCCGCCAGAAAAGCCAGTGCCGGCCCCGGAGACTAACTGCGCGGAGCTGCTCAACTGTTTTGTGATTACTGACTACCACATGGGTATGCTCGCCGATAAAGACGAGGTAAATGCCTCGGGGCAGACCGGCAACGGTGACTGGGACTTAAAGATAGCCGAGGACACTTTAATCGACTGGTTTGCCGAAGCTATAAGGATAAGCCCGGAGGCTGACACAGCGGTATATGCACAGCTCGGTGACTTCGCGCATTATGACTACGAGCCACTAACCCAAGCCTCAAAACACCTACTCGATAGTGATTCAAGAAATTTCAAGATAGTCAGAGCTACCATACGGGTAACCAGGCAGATTATTCGTATGCTGTTAGAGAAGCACCAGCACGTACATATTAAGTGGTGTGACGCTAATCACGATCCTTTCAGCGCTATCTGGATGCGCGAGCTACTAGTCGCCTTGTACGAGAACGAGCCAAGGGTAAAGATCGATAACTCAGCCGATACTTACTACTGCTATGAGTTCGGCAAGACGGCCCTGTTCTTTCATCATGGGCATAAGCGCAAGGTGGCAAACGTAGACACGGTGTTTGCGGCAAAGTATCGAGAGGTGTTTGGCAGGACAGAACACGCCTACGCGCATATGGGCCATTACCATAGTGTCGATAAGAAAGAGACAAACCTTATGATAGTTGAGCAGCACAGAACGCTTGCTAGTGCTGATTCCTATAGCAGTCGTGGCGGCTGGCTTAGCGGGAGGGAAGCTAATGTGATCACTTATCATAAAGAATACGGTCAGGTGGCGTATAATACGATTTCATATAAAATGATTTCTAAGTGAGGCCGCCTATGATCGTTCTAATCGTTGTGCCAATGGCAAGAGGAGGATCGGTCGTTTTACTTATAAAAAACATAGGTGGCGCTATAAGCAATAGAGAGAACGCAGACTATACTGACGTTTATGCCGAGCCGTTTATCGATCCTGTCACCATAGACATGGACTTAGACGCGTTCGGTGAGTTGTGGTTTACAGCGTTGGCAGGGGACACAGAAACTCTAGATGAGTACATCACGTATACCGAAGCAGCGGTGCATTAAGTGCCACGAGCGCATGGAACCCCTCTTTACATTAGCTGAGCCTAACTATTTACGCGGCTGGCTTTGCAAGTGTGGTAAGTTCGAGAAAGCTATTCTGCGAGAAAGGAAATTCAACATTGGCGACGCGAAAGCCCAAGACGGTAGCTAAGTTAAAGCAAGAGGCCGCAACGCTCTTGCAAAAACTTGTGCGGATGAAGTACGCAGACGACAACGGTATGTGCGAATGTGTTACGTGCGGCAAGGTGGATCTTTATAAGTATATGGACGGCGGACATTTTGTTAGCCGAAGACATAACGCCACACTTTTAGTGGAAGAAAATATCCACCCTCAGTGCAAAGGCTGTAACAACCACAAGAACGGCAACATTGATAGCTACTCGGTTTTTATGATTGACACCTACGGCTTGGATGCCATGAAAGAGCTGGTTGCCTCAAAGCATCAACCTCGCAAATTTATTGACACTGAGTTGCTGGAACTAATTGCTGAGTACAAAAGAAGAATAAAGGAGCAAGAAGAGCGCCTGGCTGGAGTGTAGCCATAACATAAAATGTAGTATAATTACCTTGCCTGTATTGGAGGTGATTATGTGTACGAAAGTAAAGCGTGCCATGTTCTGCACTCGCAATGGCTATAAGCACATTGAGAACCTAGAAAAGGTCTGTGTTCTCGTTGGGCGACTGAAAGGGCTTTCTGAGTCCGAGTATCTCGATCTCTGTGCTGTAAGTAAGCTAGAGAATGCGCGAGCGCTGGAGATGGCTAAACATTACCCAGCTCGGTAGATAAGCGAGCCTACCTCGGGTGAATCCACCCTAACCTTCTGCCCCCTAAAAAAACGTCACATTTGTCGCAAACCCTTTTGTTCTATAACAACTCTTGTTATATTGTATTCATCGGCTGGGGACACAGCCACCAACCAAGGGATAAAGACAATGTACACAAACTTAGAAATCGTAACCAACATCGCCAAGCAACTTGCTGAGCGTATTGAAACTCGCGCATTGCTGGCTGACACCACTGACTTCAACGACCCAGAGATGGTCGCTACGCTTCACGCAATAAGCGATGAAATCAACGAGCTATTCGATCGACAGGAATACTATCTTGGCAAAATCATGGCCAAGCAAATCACCAAAGAGGCCGCATAAGCGGCCTTTACCAAGGGAGAATCGGCCATGACTAACTTAAACCTAGAAGCATTGCTCGCAGTACGCTCGGCGGTTGCTAACGCAGGCCTTAAGTGGACGCATGAGATCCGCACTGCCATACGAATGTCAGAGCTTTCTACAAACCTATACCTCATTGACCCTGAGCGCTTCGACTTGGTGCTTGAGTCAGAACTTTCTTACTTCACTGATATGGCCGCATAAGCGGCCTTTTCTTTGGGGTAGTGATGAAAAAGCCAACAGACGATGACTTCTACATGACCTATCAACAAATAGGCGATGTAATGGGTATTTCTCGTCAGAGAGTAAGGCAGATCGAAGAGGCCGCTCTCAAGAAACTACGCAAGCGCATGGCGTCGCAACGTCAAGATTTTGAAATAGCACTATGGGAGGATAGACCATGAAAGAGATACCGCCAGACGTTTACTCGTTTTTAATCATACTTTTGTTGTTAGGCTTGTTGCTTTTAGGGGTAGGCGGCAATGCTTCCTATGAGGATGAGTTGCGAGAGCAAGAGTTCTACAACGAAATGGTGTGCTTTGGCGCATGGCCTGACTATAAAGAACTGGGGGTAGAGTGTGAAGATTCCGAAAGAAGACCTGCTGGAAGCCAAGACCCTTTACGATAAGGGTGTGGATATCTGGTCATTGTCCCAAGCGTTCGGTGTTCATTACGACACTATGCGCAAGTATTTACGCCATTATGATCTATATGGTGAGTCAATATACGGACCTAATCCACAATATGTTGTGAAATCAGAAGATTAGCGTAAAATATCCTTGTCAGGAGCAGTGAGGCAGGAGCTATGCTGCAAGTGGTTGAAATAGATTGGCGCATTATTGAACCCGGTAATATGCCAACCGACGAGAAAACAGTGCTGGTCGCATTCGACGATATGACCGTCGAGTCGTGGCCTTTGACTGCTTCTGACATTATGGACGGTGAGATACGAGCAGGACACAGCATGGGGCTGTACTGGGCCGACTCAATACCGCACCCAGACGAGGAATGATACGGTGGCAGCTACAAGACGGCAGAAGGTTCGCGCTGTTAAAGATGAAGAGAACAGACGCGCATTAAGCATTAGGGGTAAGGCCGAGTATATATTTGATTTGATTGATCAAATTGGCGAACTAGACCCTAAAGAAGACGAGCATTTCCAAGCTAAGATTCAGCAGAAGAAAACGCAAGCTGAACTACGGCTCAAGATGCTCGCTAAGACGCTACCAGACCTCAAGCAAGTAGACGCAGATCTCACTAGTAGCGATGGCTCCATGACTCCACCAATGGTGATTGAACTTGTCGCAAAAGGTCTCGATTGAACTACCGCCTAAGCTAGCTAACCTATTCACAGGGGAGGCTAGATACCGTTGCTCGTATGGCGGCCGGGGTAGTGCTAAGACGCGCTCATTCGCACTAATGACTGCTGTATGGGGTATGCGCTGGGGCGTCGCTGGTAAGCAAGGGCAGATACTCTGCGCACGAGAACACCTCAACTCTCTCGATGAATCCTCTATGGAAGAGGTCAAGTCTGCTATACGCTCAGTTGACTGCCTGGCTGATTACTACGAGATCGGTGAGAGATACATACGCAGTAAGGATGGACGCATTACCTACGTGTTCGCCGGCCTAAGAAGAAACCTCGATAGCATCAAGTCAAAAGCTCGCATCTTGCTGTGCTGGGTAGACGAGGCAGAGACGGTTACTGAAACGGCATGGCAGAAACTTATACCTACCGTTCGGGAAGATGAATCTGAGATATGGGTAACGTGGAACCCTGAGAACAAGCACTCCGCTACTCATCAGCGCTTCCGAGTAGCAGAGCCAGATCAGTGCAAGATCGTTGAGATGAACTGGCGAGATAATCCTTGGTTCCCAGAGGTATTGGAACAGGAGCGCCAGCAAGACCTTAAGAAACGACCGGATGTCTACGACCACATATGGGAAGGTGACTTTAGAATCTTCTCAGAAGGCGCGTACTACACTCAAGAGATGGCGAATGCCTTACACGAGAACAGGATAGATCGTGTGCCATACGAGCGCTCTGTCGGTGTGGTGACTGCATGGGACTTGGGGGTAGGCGATAGCACGTCTATCTGGTTTGCTCAGTTTGTCGGGCCAGAGGTAAGGCTGATTGATTACTACGAGAACGCCGGCGTGGGCTTGGATCATTATGCGCGCATCTTGCAAGAGAAGGGCTACGTGTACGAGCAGCACGTCCTACCTCACGATGTCAGGGTAAGAGAGTTAGGCAGCGGTCGGTCAAGGCTAGAGGTGTTAGATAACCTTGGTGTGAAGCCTGTAGAGATCGCTCCACAGCTCAACGTAGACGATGGCATCCAGGCAGTTAGGTCGATGCTTGACCTATGCTACTTCGATAAGGATAAGTGCGAGAAGGGCATCGATTGCCTGCGGCAGTATCGCCGGCAGTATAACGAGACCATGATGGTGTGGAACGAGCGCCCATTGCATGACTGGACATCACACTGCGCAGACGCATTCAGATATTTAGCGATTGGTTACCGAAAGACCTCAGATTGGGGCGAGCCAATACGCAGGAACTTACAGGGTATTGTCTGATATAATCGGCTTTCTACACTGGAGGCTCTATGGCAATCGGCTCGCGCTTACGTGGCATTCTTGATGAACTAATCGCTACCGGGTATCCCGATGAGGTTGCCGAGCGCATTGCGACTGGCGACCTTCCTATGGATACGGCCTCTCGTATGCAGCGTGCCGATGACTTAGGTTTCGATCCTACCGTCTATTATAAGGGCGGCGGTGAAAGGGGCAAAGGGCGGCTTCTCGCGTTAGAGGATAGATCTCGACCATTTTTTGCTACTTCAGACCCAATGCTTGCCAACTCGTACAATCAAGTGCAAGGCGTCGAGCAGGTGGGCGCAATGTACCCTTTACGGATAGATACGAGAGATTTTGCAACCGTAGACGCGCGCGGTCAGGGATATAGAGACATTTATAGACCAACGCTCACCGACTCTGAAGGCTATGCCTTAATTGATTCTGGATATGTAGTTGATCCCCGTGTTTATCCAAACCGCATTTCGCCAGAAGCTTTAACGTATAGCACCGATGAGCTTGCGGCAGCGGCAAGGCAGGCTAACGCACCCGGTGTCATTATTAATGACGTTGTTGATTTAGGATTTAATTACGGTTCGCTTGACGACGCTATGCAGCAATCGAAAGGTTTACGGGCGTCTGATTACGTTCGACTTTTAGATGAGCAAGGCGCTAACGTAATTGCAGTCAATCCAGATGCTGGCGATGGTATGAACAAAGTCCGCTCGCTCTTCGCCGCATTCGACCCTGAATACAAAGGCTCTAATATCCTTGGTGACCGGGCTATACCTGTAGCTGGTGCTGGACTACTGGCCGCCGCAGCTATGGCACCAGATGAGGCAGAGGCAGGGGTAATTAAAACATTCGGTCGTGAGTTTGATCCACGCTTCGATAAGCGCGCAAAAGAGCAAGAAAAACTACGAGATACCACGTACATGATAGAAGAGCGTGGCACTCAGAATGCACCACGAATAGCATTGGCCGACTTAGAGGGGCGTCCGTTTGTTACCACGATGTCAGATCGCACGCAGGCAGGTGGATTGTTGACCGGCATCAATGACGTGGCGTTAGACCGGCCGATCAACTTGCAAGGCGGACAGGGCTTTATGTTCGAGAACCCCGGCATGACATGGGCATCAGCTCCGGGTGTTGTTACTCAAATCATGAATAAAGCTTCAGAGGCAGGAGAAAACCCTCTTTATATGCCGTTCCGTATGGCTCCTACAGGCGGTGATTTTGCCACCATGACCGGCGAGACAATGCTTAGTTATGCTTCAACTAACATGAGTAAGGCGCAGAAAAAAGAGTTAGACAAGGCCGTGAGAGGCTTTGTTAGTAAAGGCTCAATGGTGGATGGCAAAAGAGTGGGCGATGGCTTAAAAATTAAAGACTGGAAAGGTGTCGATGATCCTAGGTCGGTTGATGCATTCCGTAACGCACCAGACTCATTACGCAAAGAGCTTATGAACATGATCGACGTTAATTTCCGCAATAAGGGCGGATTGAGTATCGGTCAGGCAAGGCTTGCGGTAACGGAACCTGGTCAGGCTGATGCTTTAGACGCTCGCATACAAAACATTGGCGAGATCTTTACTGGCAGAGATATCGTGACTGAGAGCGGCCACCCCTCATATCCTGCTGGGGTTCCTGGTCAAGGGCTAGGCCGTACCGATCAAGAAGTAAGCATATTTGAGCTACTGCCAGATGCTAGGTATGGAAAGAAACAGAAACCAGTACAAGATCCGCAAAGACCTACGGCTAGAGAAATTCGCGCGTTAACGATGAAGCCATACACAGGCCGCATTACGGAAGACATATTGCGTGGGCTAGAAGCCCGTGGTGTTAACATTAACGCCAATCCAATAGTTACAGCGGCAGCGGTAGCGGCGGGGCAGGAGGCCGAGGGCTTGCTTGCACAACTGCCAGAGAAAAACACTGACGAGTTCAATTACGGCGATATACTGCCAATCAAGAGAGCAAAAGACCCTCAAGAGCGAGAAGGATTGTTGGGAGGATATAGCCCGGCATATACAGGAATCGTCGAAGATATGGTCGAAGGCTTACTCAAGTTTAGTACTCAAGCGAAGCGCGGTTTATATAATCCAACGGCAGCAACTGAGTTCTTGTTGTAAACGGTGATATAATATGGCTACACCACGTAAAGGTAAGGCAAGGGTAAAGACTACAGCGTCAGGCAGAAAGGTCTCGTATGGACAGAAAGGCGCTAAGGTAAAGCCAGGGACAAGCAAGGGTGACTCGTATTGTGCGCGATCTGCTGGTCAGATGAAGAAGCATCCGAAAGCGGCTGCCAATCCTAACTCACCGCTTCGGTTGTCTCGTAAGCGATGGAAGTGTTCAGGCGCTAAGTCAAGGAGTAAGTAATGGGCATGGGCGTCAAGCATTATCTGAAAGACGGCAAGGAACATAAGGGTGGCTTGCACAAGATGGCTGATGGCTCATTACACTCTGGTAAGACGCACACTAAATCTAGTAAGCCGCTATTTCACTACGGCGACTTAACTCAGAAAGCAAAGCGCAAGGCGCGGGAGGGTTGGAAGTAATGCCAGGATGCAAAGGTAAGAAGAGAGCTTTACCAAAGCGTGGACAACGTGCTGCGACCAACAAAAAGCGCAAGATGAGGAAGTAGGCATGGCTAAGCGAGGTCTCTACGCAAACATTCAAGCGAAGCGTAAGCGCATCAAGGCAGGCTCTGGCGAGAAAATGCGAAAGCCAGGTGAGAAGGGTGCGCCTACAGCTAAGCAGTTCAAGAAAGCTGCTAAGACAGCCAAGAAGAAGAAGTAATGGCACTTACTAACTACTCAGAGCTGAAAAGCTCCATAGCTGACTTCCTCAACCGTGATGACCTGACGGCGGTTATACCGACGTTTATCTCACTGGCAGAGGCTCAGTTTGCGCGTGATCTACGTCATTACCAGATGGAGAACCGGGCGACAGGGACTATCGACAGCCAGTATATGACCAAGCCTAGCGACTGGCTTGAGACTATCCGCATCAACATTACGACTGCGAATACACGGCCCCTCGATCTGCTCAGCTCACAGGCTATGGTCGATAAGCGCGCTAACTACTTAGACCTGACAGGTATCCCAAGATACTACAGGCACTCTGAGAACCAGTTTGAGTTCTTCCCTAGCCCAGATGACAGCTACGGCGTAGAGCTACTGTACTACCAGCGAGTGCCGGCGTTATCTGACTCTAATACGACTAACTGGCTGCTTACTGAAGCGCCAGACGCATACTTATATGGCTCACTGGTACACTCCGCACCATATCTATCGGAGGATCAGCGCACGGCTATATGGGCGCAACTATTCGGTGCTGCGCTGCAGCGACTTAATCAATCATCAGACGAGGCAGTCTATTCGGGTAGCGGCCTTGTAATGCGTAACAGGGGGCTTGCATGAGCTTTACTAACTATCTCGAAACCGAAATCCTAGACCATGTATTTGGCGGTAACGCTTATACAGCTCCAGGCACTCACTACCTTGCTTTATTCACAGCGGCTCCCGGCGAGACCGGCGGCGGCACAGAATGCACCGGTACTAGCTACGCACGTGAGACTGTGGCGTTTACTGTGTCAGGCAATGAGGCGACTAACAGCGCGGCTGTCGAGTTTGCCACTGCCGGCAACAACTGGGGAACCATTACGCACGTAGGTGTATTCGATGCCCTTACAAGCGGCAATCTAATGGCCTATGGCACGTTATCAGCGTCTAAAGCTGTAGAGACTGGCGACGTGTTCCGTGTGCCTGCTGGTGACCTAGACATCACGCTAGACTAATGCTTTACGGTCAGTGGAGATACGGCTATGCCGCTTATTCCACAGCGGACTTAGAGAATGCCGCTAGCTTAGGGCCAGCTAATTCCTCCGTAGCTGTTAGCTGTGTACGCGTTAAAGACGCCTCTGCAGCGATTTTGGCAACATCCAGCACTACCGCAACCGCAGGCGTCATACGTCAAGTAGACAGCGCTATAGCGGCCTCTACGACCACATCTGCAACAGGCGCACGCACGTTCAGTGGCACATCTGCCATTGGTAGTACGACCGCACAAAGCACGAGCGCAGTAAGAACGCGGAATGTAGCGTCAGAAATTGCTTCAAGTGTTATAATCACGGCGAACGCTGTAAACGCTGTTAGGGGCGCGCTATCGATCAATGCGTCG